TTCGCCGTGGTGAGGTTGCCCTGCCCCCAGAGCACCTTTTCCACGCCGCGCAGCTCGTAGAAGCCAACGCCGTTTCGGAAGCCGTAGTCGTCTTCCTTGCGGACGGTGGTCTTGGTCGGCTGGGCATACGCCACGCCGAGCGCCTGCGCGCCGCAAAGGTAGACCGGAGCCACGCGAGCCGAGGCCGCGCCCACGTTGCCCGTCGCCGGGATTTCCGGGATTTCACGGACAACGACGCCGTCCCAAAAGAGCGAGGTCGTTCCGGTGAACAGCGGGTTGTCGATGCTGCGCTCGCGGGCATCGCGATGCACGCTTTCAAGGTCGGTCTTGAGGTCGCGGAAGGCCTCGGTGCCGGCAAACAGCACATAGGTTTCCTCGTCCTCACCGAAGGTGAACGGGCGGATGCCTTCGCCGTTCGCCGTGATGGCCGACTGTGCGCGACGCTTCAGCAGCGAGACGATGCTACGCGACAGGCGCATGGTGCCGGTGATGTTGGCGAGCGCCGTGGCGTGCGTGGCGTTGTAGAGCGACACGCTATTGCCGAACAGAACGCGGTCAACGTTGGCGGCGTTCCACTGGTTGCGCTGGGTCGCCGTGGCAGTGGCGTAAGACACGCCCTGAATCGACCCCATCGCGGTAATGATGTCGTTTCGCAGATAGCGGCCCGCCAGGTCCTTCAGCGAGACCTTGCCAGCGTCACGGATGGCGATTGGCGATGCCTGCTCTTCTTCCATGCTAACGACAACGGCGTCGCGCACCACGCGAACGGCGATGCGGTGGCCGTCGTTCGGCAGGGCCTTTTCAGCGCCGACAAGCGTGGTACTGCCGTTGTTCGGACCGGCTGCGGCGTTCAGCGCACCAACAAGCGGAATGGTGATCGCATCGCCCTGCTTCTTAGTCAGGTCATTCTGCACCTGAATAATCGAGTTCTCGGACGAACCCATGTACCGCTTGAAGCGGTGCTGGCGGATGTACTCCTTGAAGAAATTGGAGTCCCACTGCTTTACGCGGTTTGCCGCGCTTACAATCGTGGTCATGTTCTAGCCTCTAGTGTTATTTCGGGAAAAGTTCGGTGAACAGTTCGACGGGGGCTGCGCCCTTTGCGATGGCGGAGCGCGAACCGGCGAGGTCCGGGGGAATGGCTCGGGCGGCTGCGGCCTTGGCTTCCGCCTTGGCTACAAACTCGGATTCAAGCTCGGCCTTGATGCGCGCACGCATCTGTGCCTCATAGGCAACGGGGTCCTGCATCGACTCCATTGCCTTGATGCGCTGGGCAAGCTGATACGCGGCCTTCGCCGGGTTCGGACTGCTGAAAATCTGCTGGCGCAACACCGGGTTGTTCTGCACAACCGGCACTAGGCCTTCCATCAGCTCGTCGTAGTCGGGGAGGGAATCGCGGGCCTCGGCTTCCAACGCGGCGTACAGTCGGGCTTCCGCCTGCTGCTGCGCCTTGGTGACGACGTTGGAGACGTAGCCTTCCGGGTCTGCGTAAAAGTCCAGCGGCTGCGTCGGCGTCTGCGGCTGGGTCGGCTGCTGCCGCAACGCGGCAAGCTCGGCTTCCAATCGCTGGCGTTCGGCCTCGGCACGCTGGCGCTTTTCACGCTCCGCCTTGAGCGATGCGAGCGGGACAGTGGTGCTTTCCTTCGCTGGTTCGGGGGTCGGCGTCACCTCCGGCTCGTCTGCCGTCTCCGGCTCGCCCGTTTCGACTTCGGACTCTTCCGGCTCGGGCGTTTCGGCCTGCTCCGGTTCGTCCTGCATCATTTCGCTGAGGAAATCGTTGTCGTCCTTTTCGCTGGTCATGTCTTGCCTCTAGTTCGACCGTCCGCCGTCGTCGCGCACCGGGGTTCATCCCGCCCCGAACGGGTCGCCCTTTTCCGGGCGCTGGAAACGCGAAAGCCGACCGAAGGCGGCTCTCTGTGTGTGGTTGTTGGCTTGGGTTAGCCGAATGTCGCCATCGGCTCGGCGGGAACGATCACGGGGGCCGCGTACCGCTGTTGAACTTCAAGCATCTGCGCCTGTGCTTTCAGTAACTCGGCCTGCGCCTTGATACGGTCGGCCTCGGCCTTCGCGGCATCGACCTGCACCTGCTGCTGCTCAATGGCGAGTTTCTGCGCCTCTAGCTGCGCCTGTGCGGCCATCTGCTGCGCCTGCTGCTGCGCCTGCATGGCAGCGGCTTGCGCGGCCTCTAGCGCGGCCTGCATCTCGGCCATCTGCGCCTGCACCTGCGGCGGGATGCCGCCCGACTTCAGGTGCTCGATGATGCGGTCTTTGTTCCGCAGGCTGGACGCCTCGATCACCATTTCCATCGGGATGGCGGACGGGTCGGCCTGCTTCAACTGAACCAGCGCCTCAAACTGCTCACTCTGGATCGTGACACTATCGGGGCCTTCATCGACAATGATGTCAACGTCAAGCGCGGCCACCTCATTCTGCACGCCCACCGGCTCGGCCATCATCGGGTCGGCCTGAATCTGCGCAAGCTGCTCGGGCGTCAAGGCCATCCCCCGCGCCTCGGCTTCCTTCACCAGCATCTCGCCGCGCGTGATCGGCGTGTTCAGCCCAACCCATCGCAGGTTGCGCTCGTCGTCCGTGATGCGTACCCACTTCGGCCCCGTCCAATGCTGGCGGATGCGGTTCCACACGCTGCGATAGACGCGCAGTGACCAATCGCGCAGGGCGTCGAAGATGATCGCCTGTTCACTCAGCGCAGCAGCCTGCGACACTTCCTGCGCGCGGCCACTCGGGGCCATCATGTTGCCTTCAAGCGACGGATTCACGCCGCTGGCGTCAATCTCGGCCTTAGCCTCGCGCAGCAACTCAAATTCGCCTTGGAGCGGCATCGAGCCATCGAGCAGCTCAAAGCGAGCGTTATGGCGCACCACGACGAACCCGTCGGGCTTGGCAAGCTCGGCCTTCGCCTGCGCCTTGTTCTCTACCGCGCCATCCTCGGCAACAACTTGGCGCATGGTAAGGCGGTGAAGGGCCTTGCTACGGCGCTTGTTGATCTCGTCCTGCGCCGACAGCATGGCTTTCACCGCGCCATAGCGGCGGTTCTCGCGGTCAACGTAGGCGGAAACGGCAATCAGCGGGCACTCGGGCCGGCCCTTGTCGTCAAGATAGGGCGAAGGCTGCGGGTCGCGCAGATAGCCGCCACGACAGAAGATGGCAGTGTGCCAAACGCCGCCCTCGAGGTAATAATGCTGCATCACGCGCACGCGCTTGCGGGCAGAGTCGGCCCACATGAAGCGCGGGCGATCCTCGTACGTGTCGCCTACGTCGTCGGAGTTGCCGCCATACGACGCCTTTATGTGTTCCTCGGCGTCGGGGAAACGCTCGTAAAGCTCGGCCTCGTCCATCCAAATGACGACGCCCATGTACTTCGCGTCACTGAAATCACGCTGGCGACTGTGCGGATCGCGGTAGAAGCGGTCCCACGGGACCAGGTTGATCTTGATGTCAAACTCGCCCTTGCCATCCGGGACAACCGTCACCGTGCAGGCACCCGCACCCTCGATGATGAGGTTTTCTGCAACGTCCGACTTGATCGACGTAAAGCGGTTCTGCTCGCACACGAACCGCAGGGCGTCCGTCGCGGCATCGGCCTCGGCGTCATGCTTCGGCGTGCGCGGGTAGCACTTGGGATCGGTGCGGCCGCGCTTTTCAAAGCCGATCAGGCTATTGACCTTCGGCGCGATGCGGTTCGACACGATGACGGGCTGGCCGCGCTTTTGCAGCGACTCGATCTCGTCATCCGTCAACTGCTTGCCGTCGTAATAGTCGCGGCACTGCTCGGCGGTGTCGCGCTCTTCCTGCGTCTCGTCGATGGCGTCGCGGAACTGCTGTACGCAGCGCTCCAGCGTGTCTTTGTCTTTCATGCCACCTTCCAATTGGATTCTTGTCCGTCGCCATCGCCGGGGCCGTAGTCGTCCAACCGGCTGCGCCGCTTCGGCTCGTCGCCGCTTCCGCTGGCGTTGTGCATGTGGTCAAGTCCGCGCCCGATTAGGCTGCAAACGTCCACCGCGTCGTCTGGCCTGCCATCCTCGCCCGTGAAGCTGCAAAGCTGGTTCAGCAGGCGCGTGGCCCATAGAGGGCCGCTTGGCAGGTACACCGCGCCGGCAGACGCGCGAGCCGCGAAGCCCAAGGCGCGCTCCGCTTTGGCACCGGCAGACGCTAGAGCCGTTCGACGTGTGAACGTCTGCGTTTCCCTCATCCGCTTGGTGATCGACCCATCCACCGCGCGAAGGATCACGCCCGCTTCCTCAAATGCGTTGAGCGGGCTCCACTTCTTGCAAAGCTCAATCCACGCATCGATCCACGTGGCGGGGTCGGTCTGGCCGTGCCACCAATCCAGCGCGTACAGGTCGCCGGTATCCGACAGGCCCCATACGCCGTGTTCCGTGTAGTCGCCGCCGTCAGGCGTCACCGCATAATCGGACGCGATGTAAATCGACAGG